TTAGCCGCTAACGCCAGCGCCGCGCCGCATCCCAAACGGATGGACCGGCAAGCCTGGAGACTCGAGCCCGCCAGTCGGAAGGTTGAACTTGCCAGCAAGCGGGTTCCCGCTCACACCGGAGTTGTCATAGAGTTCGGTTCCGGTGAGATTGTTGTCGGCGTCATTGGTCTGAGTGACGCCGATTCCTTCGGGCGTGAATACTCCAGTGCTCCAGCCTAGCGGAGGGGTCGAGATCGCGGCGCCAGAACCGCCTGTCGGGCCAGACGTCACGGTCTCCGACGCCAGGCTTCCCGTGATATTGCTGTTCGTCGTGTCGATGACATAGGTTCCGTTTAGGCCATTGAACGGGCCGGTCTTGACCACCGCATAGCCGGTGAAGCTCGCCCCGGTCAGGATCTCGCCCGGCACGATGGTTCCAGGGCCTGTCCCGCTGGTGATCCCTGTCACCGCCAGGTTGGCCGTATGCAGCGATCCGTTGTAGCCGCTGATCACGCCGGTAAACGTGAAGCTGATAGGGAAGCTGCATGTCGAGTAGAGACTTGAGCCAACGACGGTCAGGTAGGTGTCGACGATCGACCCGCCAGAAAGGTTGAAACCCATAGCCGGAGCCTGCGGCGTCGTCCCGGCCGTCGTATTGAGCGCGCAAACGGCGCCGGTCACGAAGTCCGTCACACCCGACGGCGTCGTATAGCCTGATCCAGCGGTGAACGGGAAAGACTGCCCCCCAGGATAACCGACCATGCCGGTCATGAAGCTGAAGGCATTGTTCGGATCGCCATATTGCGCGAAGGTCGATCCAGACGCCCATTGCCCTATGCTGGAAAATACGCCGTGCAAATAGGTCGGTCCCTTGACGCACTGGACGATGGTCGCGCCCACGATATTGCAGGTGAACGCCTCGTTCTGGACGATCAAGCCGGCCGGCCCGTTGGCCACATAGACGCCGGGGTCCATGCCGAAATCATAAGCCGAGCCGAGAGCGTTCGTTTGCGTGTCCATGATCTGCTGCGAACCGATACGGAAACCTCGGGCAAGCGAGCCGACACCTGACGGAACGCATGTCCCGTTCGGGAAGACGTAAGGTCCGGCTGTCGGCAGATTGGTATTGGTTCCTTCGAGATTATTCACGCCGCAAGTAACCAGCGCCGCCGTCTTCCCGTAGGTTCCCGTCGTGTTGATGTCGAGCTTGAAGTCTATGCAGTTCGAGCCGACGCCGGATGTCCCGGAGCAGCCGCCGGTCAGCGTTCCTGATCCGCCACCGCCGATTGCGCCGCTCGCGGTGACGGTCAAGGTCTGACCGATCTGCCCTGCTCCGGTTGCAGAAGACTGCGTAGGAGGAAGGCTAACAGAGAGAGCCACTAGGCCAGGGTTACAGCCGGAACAACCAAGAGACATACCAGGGACGAATGGACGTGCTCCAGCACTCAAGCCTCCTGAGATCGTGAACGTCGAGCCGCTCCATGTCGCTGCGTGCGACGCTGCATAGGTGTTGCCGATATCAAAGCACGGCGAGACACCCTGAGACACCGCCGCCGCATCGCAACCTGTGAACGAAGTCCGGTCGAGCGTAGGGTCGGAACCGTGCTCTGGATGTCCGGATAGAGCCGCGCCGATCTCGACGCCAGCCCTGTGGCCATAGCGCAGGCCGCCATTCATGCCACCACCAGTCTCGACGGCATAGCCTCCGCCATAGCCGTTCTGCATCGAGAGATCGACGTAAGGCCCGACATAGGCCCCGGTCCCCGGCGGATACCACATGGCATTGTGGAGTGCGATCGTTCCGGCGGTGTGCGCCGCGGCGAACGAGTTCTGGTCCGAGGTCACGTTGTAAGTCGATCCGCTCGCACCCCAGGCGCCGCTGGCGAGCGAGACAAGTTCCGTCCCAGGAGGGAGCACGCAAGCCGCACTATAAGGATTGCACTCGATGACCTCGCCTTCCCACATCGGGCCCGTCGCAGGGGCGGTCAACGTCATCACAGATGTCCACGGCCCAGACCCGCTCGCGCTCCCGATCGTCGCGGAGAAAACCGAGTTCCGTCCGGCATCCTCGTCGTATTCTTCGCATTCCAGATTGGCGGCGAAGGAGAAGTAGCCCAACACCGCCTGGGTTCCCATGCCGCGCCACTGGCCGGTAGTGAGTTCGGGTTGACCCGTCATGCCGCCGTGAAGCGCCGCCATCCTCGTGGAGAAAAAATAGTTCAACTGACGCGCTGCGCTGAGCATACCGTCGGGCCAGCCGCCACCGCATTGTTGGCCGTTGAGATAGGCATTGATCCCGCCGGTCTTCGCCGCCACTGAGGCGAGCGCGCCGCTCGTCGGTGATGTGTTGCCAACCCAGTCGATCTGCTCATCGCCATTCGAACTGTTCGTGGACATAAGATTGGTCCACTTGGCGGTAATCGTGGCGTTGCTCGCGGGCGGACTCGCAAAGGAGACCGAAAAGCCGCCAGTGACGTAATTCACCCACGCGCTCGAGACACCTGCCCCGACGCAATTGCCGACCTGGACGTTATAGGCGAAGGTGCCGCTGTCCTGACAGACGACCGTCCCATTGACGAGCACCTGAAAGGTTCCAATCTGGATCAGAGGCTCGCCGCCGATCGACGTCGGCCCCGCAAAATAAATCGGGATTGATGCGGGTTCTATCTGAAGCGTTGGCCATGGCGCCCCACCAGACGGCGCGACCAAGAAAGACGTCGTGCTCGTGTCGCCATCAAGCGCGCCGCTGCTCAGTTGCCATGTGGAGGTTGCCTGACCATTGCCCATGAGGCTGCAGTTCGTCAGGCATGCGGTGAGGGTGGCGCTGTTCGTCCCGTCCGATGCAATCAGGAGCGGAGCCATGACGCCGTTCTGGACGCCACTGACGGTCAGCACTCCGCTAGACACCGTCCCGGTGATCGTCGCGCCAAAGCCCCAGGCGCCGTTGAAGCCGAGGTTGTTGTGCCTGATCGTCAGCGTGGTCGACGCCACCGTCTGGCTAGGCGAGACGCTGTACGTTCCCGCGCTCCCGGGCGTCGTGCCGCTGGTATTGGTGATGACGGTTCCGGCCGCGCACGATCCGCAACTCACCCCATTGCCGATGTTGATGTAATAGTAAGACCCTGGCCCCGGCGCAGGGATCGTCATCGTGTTGCCGCTGATGCTCCCCGTCACCGTTGACGATAGACCCGCCACGCTGCCGCCGAAACCGGCGCCCGACGAGACGGTTGACGTCGAGCCGTCGCCGATGCCGATGGTCTGCGTCTGGGTGACGTTGCTATAAAACCAGTTCTGACCGCCACTGCCATTCTTATACATATTGAGGAGGCCAACAGGCGCTCCGCCCATAAGAGAACTCGCGTTTGCCGATTGCCACGCCGCGCCGTCATTCAGCGATGCAGAAGCGCTTGGGGCGACTCCGTATCGGTCGACCGACAGTTGAGCCGGATGGGCTGGCGCCCAGTTGTTGAGATACGAAGGTCCAGGGATATAGGCAGCGGAAACGTTGTTCGGCGCAGGAGAGCCGGCGGCTTGCCACCCAACCATTGTCGAGAAACCCTGCCAATAGGTCTGGCTGTAGGTGAATCCGGTCCCGATGAGCTGGTCGACGGCGTTGCCTTCGCCAAATCCGGCGACGTTGACGCCAACGAAGACGGCGTTCGGCAGCGTGGCGTAAGCAGTTCCGTTCGCAGCGCGCAAGGAAACCCAGTAGGGGCCGCCGGCCGGGATACTGACGACGCTGCCGGACCATGCACCACCAGAGATCGTCTCGCTTGATATGTTGGTCCACGCGCATGGTGCGCAGCCGCTAAGCGGCGCGCCACCCGGTGTCGCCGAGACCTGAGCCTGAATGTGGGAAGGCGTCCCTCCGAGGAGGCCTGTGTTATACTTGCCGTTGAAGGGCATGACGCCAGTCATGGCGCTCCAGTTCGTGACCGGATAGGTCGAGCCGGACCCCGGACTCTGGACTGTGAGCGCGGCGCCAGGAGCGATGGCGCCTCCCTCGGTGACGCCCGATAGGGTCATCGTCTCAGAACTGACCGACAGGCTGCCCGGATTGTCGATCACATAGGTGCCGCACATCGGAAAGCCGGTCGTCGCGCAAGGGGTCAGCGTCCCGTAGCTCTTGACCAAGACCGGAGTCGTGATGCCGGCGCCCATGACATATGTGCCTGGAACGATCGCAACATTCGTCGCGTACATCGTTTCCGAAGAGATCGCGGGGTAATAGTTGAACGATGCAGTCCCTCCGTTGACGGTCCATGGCGATGACGCCCCGGCCGTGATGCAAAGCGGGTATTGCGGGCTGATATGGACCCCGCCATCCCAGATGCACTGGCCGGTCGCGATCGTGCCTGTCGGCGAACTGGTCGTGAGGTTGCCGCTCGTCTGCGCGCCGTTATATGCGCCCGTGAAGGTTGATGTCGATGGGCCGACCGCCGCGGTTACAGTCAGCGTCGAGCCCGCGATCGATGCGGTGACCTGCTGCGAAGCCAGCGGCGCTGCGGGCTGATAATTTCCTGCGGACATGGCTTCACTTGATAGCGTGAAGCTGCCGCTCAGAACGTAAGAGCTTCCGGATCCGCTTGCGATGGTCGGGCACACGCTGTTCGCACAAAGGCCAGGCCCGGAAATCACGGTTCCTGCCGCGAGCGCAGATGTTGATCCGGTCTGCGTCGAATCAATCGTGAGCGCCGTGCCAGCCGCGTGGGCCTTAAATTCTGCGACACTGTGATCAGCCCAGATGCCGCCGTCGTTGAACTTGTAGAGTGACCGCCAAGCGCCGCCGTTGGCCGAAGCGAAAGACTGAAAGTCGGTCGTCTTGGTGCAAAGACTCGTGAAGGCCGAACTTGACGGATGTCCGGTCGCATCCATCGGGAATGGCGCGCCCTGGTACATACCCATATTCGCGATATTTCCGCCCCAACCTTGCGCATTGTTTCCGGTGAGGGCAGTGGTGGACGCCGACGATGACCCGATCACGGTCATCAGATCGCCGATGGCGGCCTGCGTTTTGGCTGTGACCGAACCGCCACCCGCAGCCGAGCCGCTGGGCGCGGCGGTGTAGTAGTAAGTCTCCGCTGCATAGATGCTGACCGGTGAGCCTGATGTCCCGATGAACCCGTTAGCCGTTATGGTGGCCGATGTGATCGCGGTCGCGCCATTGGCTGGGCTGACTGTGTACGTGCTCCCTGTTCCTCCAGCGCCGCTCAGCATCGCGGTAATCGTCCCGGTGTAAGCAGGCGATGCGAGGGTGATCGTCTGCCCTACGACCGGGGGCGTACCAGGTGAGTTATTAAGTGTCAGCGTCGTGCTGCTTGCTGGGATCGACCCGGCGAAAGTGTATGTCGCAGGAGTCGATGTAAGCCCATAGGTGCCGACGCCACCCACGCCGGTAGACCCGAATGTCCCGAAGGGGCTAATAACCCCCTGCGCCCCAACCACCGCCATGCCTGGCATGATGACGCCAACCATCGCACCGGCAGAGCCCGTCGAGGCCCCGGTCAGGGATGACGCCTGCGGCAGGCCGATTGGTCCACTGAGCGGGTTGCCAACGATCGTGGTTCCTGACGTTCCAGCGACCGCGACGTAGGTCAGATTGAAGCTTCCGCCTCCCGAGGTCGAGGCGCCGGAAACGGTGAACTCGGACCCAACAATGAAGCCGGGATTCTGGCTCATCGCGAAAGTCGCGTAGCCGGTTGTCGCGTTGAAGCTGACGCTTGAGACGGCGTAGCTGTTCATCGCCGTCACGGTCAGTGCTGGAGACATCGGGGCTTGCGTCCCAAAGGTCGTGTAGCCGGTGAAATTGACCGCACCCTGATTGAGCCATGGGCTCACGGCCGGGGAGCCGGGCAGATCGGTTCCAGTGATGTCGGTATATTTGGCGAACTGCGCGCCGGGGAACGCTGAATCAGCACCGAACTCGCCGAACATGCCGCAAACGCGCTGGCCCGGCTCGAACGTAATGCCGGTGCCAGTCTGCAGGTTATAGGGCGCCGTCACTGACGGTGCAGTGACCGTAATCGCGCCACCAGAACCGGCCCCGACATTGCCCTCCGCCGTCACGGTTCCGGGGCATGTGCCGGTCCCATTGCTGTATGACCCGACAAGCGTCATCCCGCTTGTTCCTGGGAGAGCGGCGTAAGCTTCGTTGTAGCTGGATGGCGTGAAACCCGCGAGCGTGAAGCTCTGTCCTGGATAGACGCCATGGGCGACGGCCACATTGACCGTTACAGTAAATTGGGTGCTCGTCGGAGTGTTCGAGGCACATGTGGTTGCTGTCTGCGCGGGCGACGCCGCTGTTCCGGTCGCCTGATTCGCGCCAATGCCGGGAATGGAGGCAAAACCCACTTGCGGCGCCAGGCCGCTCGCGTTCTCGCCACAAAGAAAACCCGGGTCTATCGTATAGATAGCGGCTCCGGGTCCGTTCGGAATCACGGCTCCACGCGGCTCTCGCGCGCCCGCACCATTTGCGGTCGGGCAACCATCTGTCGCAGTCCACGTATAAATTCCGCCGTTATAATTAGATCCGTGAGAAGGGAACGACGCGGCGCCACTGGAGAGTTGGCCGCCCACAGTCGGCAACCACCATGGAGCACCAACCGACGCCTGAAGTAGCATCGTCGACGGGCCGCCGCTGACGCCAGTCGTTTTTGCGAGCGTATTGATCGAGCTGCTGTTTTGCCCGAATAGCCAACTGCCGCCCATCGTTAGCTCATGATAAAGTGCAAACGACTTGGCCGGGGTTGACGGCAGTTCCATCGACCCGACGGCCCCACCGTTGGGCCTCATGCCCTGGTTGATATAGCCGTAAGCGTTCGACTGTGAGAAGGCGAGACTAGGCTGCGGCGTAATCGCGGGCGGAGTGAGTATGACGACGACCGCCAGAATGCCGCCCACGCCAATCGTCGTCAGTCCCGCCCCCGCCCAGGCCGGCATCCGCCAGATCGGCCCGAGGAGGGCCACAGTGAGGAAAGCAAGGAAGCGCTTCATTGTGGCCTTGAGCTGAGAAGGGGGAATTCGGGATCGGATGTGGTGGAGCATCTGCGGCGGCCAGCCCCGGCCAGCACTCAGAATTGCGTATAGCTTACGCTGCCGCTCATCTGCACAGCGGCCGACGTCAAAGCGCACAGCGCGTTGCCGGCTGGCACGACAAGTACCGGTCCCAGGCCGTTGCCTTTGGCGATGCCAAATTGCGCAGCCAGGCCATAGGCGCCGGTCAGCGGTGTCGTGCCAGTGCCGCAGCTCGAGCCGGTCCCATAGTCGAGCGTGATACTCCCGGTCCCGGCTGCGATCACGTCCCAGGCGGTGACATAGATCGCTTTGCCGGCGATAGCCGCGACGAGCTGCGTCGTAGTTGCGGTTGAGATATTAATTGGGACTGAAACGCCGGCTTGGATGATCGTAGTCAGGCTTCCGCCGGTGTTGGCCCCGATGGTCGGCATCGGAACGCCGCCCGTGACTCCCTGCACGGCCTGCGCGTTTGTTGCGCTCGCGCCGGCCGGGGTCACTTCCTGGTTTGAGGCAGTGGCGGCGCCGGCTGGCAGCGCAGACGAGAGAACGTCTGCGTTGACGCCGAGGACGTTGAGACCTGTCGGCGCCGAGCCCCACGATGATCCTGACGCCCCGACCATGTTGCCGCCGATGACCAGCATGCCGTTATAGGTCGCGGCGCCGGGAGCGCTCGAGCCGGTCGGTCCGACTGAGGCGTTTGAGCCCGAACCTCCGCCTCCGCCACCGCCGCCCGCGCCGGTCGGTAGTCCCGAACCACCGGAAAGCGTAAGTGTTGTCGCGCCTGCGCTCTCGATGGCGGCCAGAAAAGTGTTGGGGCCAACAGTGAAGGCCATCCATCCGCCGGCGGGCACCACGTCATTGGATGTGGTCGCCGTGACGCTGGAGCCGCCAAGCGTCACATAGGCCACGTTCGAGCCCGTATTGTAGACGACGACAACTGTCCCACTCGGAAGGGCGACCCGGCTCGAGGACACTCCAACGGAGAGCGTCGCGTAGGCCGGAGTCGGCTGAAAGCCGCTCAGCGAAGCCGAAAATGAACCGGAAATTTTGCCTGGATTCGCTGATGTGAACAATGGCCCGACTCCAGGCTGGATGGGCACAATGCCGCGGACATAGGTGCCTCCCGAATCCTGATAGGTTTGCGCCTGGACAGGCAATGCGAGGCCGATCGCCCACAATGCGGCGAGGAGTGTACGAGTCATGAGAAACCTCGATCGAGAGGAAGATCAGGCAGCGGAGGGAATGGCCAGCAGATAGGAAATCGAGAGTCGCACTTGACCTGCCGAGAAGCTCCCGCCCTGCGCGGTGATGATGAGCGTCGTCGCGGGATAAAAAGCCGTCGGGCCGATGAGTCCGTAGTTGGTCGACCCAGCCGTGATCGATAGCGACGAACCAAACTGCGACAGGTTGCCGGAAACGCCGACCTCGTAGGAGGTCGCGCCGCTAATCGGCGCCACCACCCGCGCGCCGACGGAAAGCACGATGCAATTGGGCGGGATTTGGACTGAGGCGTTGGTCGATGAGCCGGAGAGCGTGACCAGTGTCTCAAGCACGCCGATTTGGATGTTGGCGCCATGCGCTGCGGCGGCGATATTCGCGAGCCTCGGCATGAAACCCTGATCGACTATCGTCCACTCGCCGGCCTGGTTGCTCTCAAGACCGATAAAGCCGTAAGGGACGTTGACGACGGCCGAGGGCGCGCCGTCGATCATGTCCGCGCCGTTCGGGGTGATGGTCAGCGTCTTCACGGTCGAGCAGTTGCCGGTCTCGTCGACGACGACCAAGCGCGTGCCGGTCGGATAGGCGGACGAAGCAAGTAGGCTGACGATTCGCGCGGCGCTGAGCGCAGTGTAGGCGATCATGCGGTCAGTGGCGAGGACACTGTAGGCCGCGTCACTGACTGCCGTGCGCGTATTCGTAATGACCTCGGATAGCTTCGCGGCGGGCCAGCCCCCGGCGGTCGAGCCGTCATTGACGACCAAGCGGTTGTTGGTCGCGTCGATCACCGTCTCGCCCTGGGCGCCAGTGAAGGCGGCGACCTGGCTCGAGGTGCCGCGGCGGAGTTGAAGCTGCTCGCTCAAGGGATCCTCTTAGGGTGTGGTTCCAAGGTCGATGATGTCCTCGACCGAATCATTGACCGAGCCGAAATCGTCGATCACCGAGGCAAAACCGGTGACGAGGCTCAGATCGACTGGCGTTCCTGTCAGCAATTGCGCTGCAATTGGGTGCTGCGAGACGGTTGCCAAAACTCCAAGGTCTATCACGTCGGCTAGGCTGCCGGTCACGGCGCCAAAGTCGTCAGCGACCGTGACCGTACCTTCGATCGGGCCGAGATCGAGTGGAAAGCCGGTCAAGAGCTGCACCGCAACGGGATTCGCTGGCGGCGTTGGAGGTGCGTTGGCTGGCTGCGACGTGACGACGGTCGAGGGCACGGTCGGCGTGAAAGAATAAGCGGTGACGCTCGACAGATCCTCGGCTCCGCCGCCGAACACGTTAAGGCTCTGAAATTTGAAATAGAGCGTGCGGCCAACGAAGTTGGCCGGCAGGTCATACCGAACGGCCGAACCGTCGATGCGGAAGAATTGCGCGCCGGAAGAATGCGCTACGCCGACCGACCCGCTCAGCGCCCGCGCAAGCCCTGTCAAATCGTACGAATTACCGGCGGTCAGCGCCGCGACCTCGTAGGCCATGAGCTCGTTGTCGATGAGCGACAGCGTTGCGCCCGCCTGCGCGCCGGATTGGCTTGTGCCGGAGAGAGAACCGTTGCTCTCGCCGAGATTGACCGAGAGCGTGTCGACCCCGTCCCATCCCGCGGCCGCTGGCAGGTCAGCCGTCAAGACGCCCTGGCGTATCGGCGCCGTGAGCACAGCAATCTGCGAATAGCTGACGTTGTCGACGGAAATATAAACGTTCGCGCCGCCCCATTGCGTGCCGCTATTGCCGTTGATGCCCGACGCGCCGATCCACACCTGCGCCACGCCGCCAGTCAAACCGGGCGGCGGCTCGAAAATTAGCGGGGCATTGATCGGGACCGCCGGCACGCCCCAATTCGGCTGAAAACCGTTGGCCGCCGCGCTCGGATTGAGCGCCGGGTTGGAGACGCCGGAAACGAGCTCCTCGCAGGTAAAGGAAAGGATCCCCTTATCGTCCTCCTCGACCTCGATGACGCGGACCGGATAGTCCGACAAACCGAGATTCGAGTCGGTGAGCGTGACGATGTCCATGGGATCGAGCAAACAATATTCCCACGACAGCCTGAACGTGAACTTGGTCCGGACGTAAAGCTCGCGCTGCAGGATCGTCTGCGCGATCTTCGGGCCCATGACAAATTCGTCGCAAACCTCATGCGCTTGGATCGTCGAACCAACGCGCGGGCCAAAGAGTTCGATCATCGCCTGGTCGCGCGCCTCGACAGGCGCCGCCGAATATTGGTTCGAACGCGAGCTGACCTCTACGCGCTGGATGGTCGGAAGCGAAAAGATGTCAACACGCTCGACCTGGACAGGGTCCTTATGGTCGCCCTCATTGATAAAATCGGCGTCCGTCAGATTGAAGAGTGGAGTCAGGTCCGGCGTGTAATTGCTGGCGGCCTTGGTGGTGTAAGTGATGACGACCGGCTTGCCCTGGTCAGCGGGACCGAAAATGTACGTTCCCTCGGGCGCCATCCCATATTCGCCAGCAGAACTCGGGATGTTGGCGCCAATGAAAGTCAATGGCCCGTTGTTGAAGGCGTAGACCACTCCGCCGTCCGATACGAACTGCCCGGAGGGAGCGACAGTGACGAGAGCCGGCAGCGCTTCACCGGATGAGGCGGGAATCGGAACCGGGACAGAAAGCTGGGTGCTGTAGGTCGTTTCGTCTCCTGACGAAATCGCGGTATCCCCGTAAGGGATAAACTTCAGCAGGCCCCCACTCCATACGGCTGCCGTCGAAAAGATCTGCAGCCAGCGGGTGAGGATGCTCGAGGCCTGCTCCTGGCTGGAGAGAACCGGCGAAAAGGCGTAGCCCATGGCCCTGCAATAGGCTTGGAAGGAATCCGGATTGGTGAACAGCGATCCGCCATCGATGCTGGCCGGATCGAAACCAGCGCCATATTGGGCGTTGGTCAGGAAGTCGTTGATGACTTGTGCAGGGTCGGCGTCATCGTTGACGCCCGAGGAACCAGAGAGAGGCCCCAGAATCTCAAAGTTGTGGTTGCCGACTGAGGCCGAATCGCCAAGGTTATAGCCTGCCGCCCAGGCGATCGCTGTCCCCTGATAAGCAAGGGCGTTGTACGGATAAAGCGCAGCCAGATACGGCCAGGCGTCTTGCGGCGTTGTCCCGTTGAAGATGCCGATTCCGAGCTCGAGTGGGACATAGACCCCAAGGTCTTTCCAGACGAATCCTGTGCCGTTGATTGGTCCCTCGCACAGCGCCATGATGAGGTCGGCAGCGTAGCTGTAGCTGTTTCCAGCGGCGCCGCCGCCGAGCGCGCCGCCCTTCCCGCCGATTCCCTTTCCGCTGCTCCCGGGAACAGCCCGAAAATTGGCGAACCAGATGACGTTCGGAGCGACCTTGTTGCGCCCCCATACGATTGGAATCGGTAGCGTCGAGGTCGCTGTTTGAATTTGAAGGGACGTATAATCCGGTTTCGCGTTAGCGTTGCGGCGTAGGAAGCCCATTGGTCAGCCCCAGTAGCTGGCGAATTTCGCACTCTTGAGCCGCGAGGCCAGCTCCGGATTTGCGTGGACGATGTCCTCAACGACGCGTCCGGAATTAGCGAAGGCATGGATGATATTGAGCGGTTCGACCCGCGATGCGATACCGGCGTGTGCAAAACACCGTCCGATCCGGAAGAGAACGATGTCGCCAAGGCCCGGCGATCGAACCTCTTTTGATCTCCCGAGAAGGAAACCGAGGTAGCGTTCCTCGTTCCGATGCAGGAACCAGTCGCGCGTATAAGGTCGAGGATCGAACGGCTCAAGCAAGCCAAGGTCGCAATAGATGCGCACCAGCAACATGGCGCAATCGACGCCCTGATTCTTGACGTCGGCTGCATGATGGTAGGGCGTCCCGATCCACGACCGCGCCTCCGTGACGACGGCCGCCCGCGCCAGATCCGTCATTACTTAGCGTCCGCCCGCCTATATTCGCTGGGGGAGTAAGCCGGCGAGGCCTGCGGGTGAGCCGACGTCGCGGTGGATCCGCCGTTTGGCACGCGAGAAATCGCGACCGTCGATCGGGAGCATCGGCATTCCAATCCTCCGGCGTGCGGAACGAAAGAGTGCTTGCAACATGAAAACAGTCCACGCCAAGACATTGAACGCCCTCAATAGGCCAGCTGTGGCGGCGGCACATAAGGGAAGCCGCGAAAGTTCCCGAGGTTGTTGAATTTGCCCTGACAGGTGGCTTGCGTGTGGTCGCAGCCAAAAGCGACGGTGAAGGCGTCTCCCGGCGAGGGTGCGAAGGGCAGCGGATACATCAGGGAATAGGAGACGCCCACGTTTACGCTGCGGACCGTCGCGCGAACGTTGGCGTTGGCGCCGGAAGAGAAGACGATCGACCCTTGCGCGTCGCCCGCGCGAGCGCCGGAGAAGTTGATGGTGTTCGAGCTTGAACCGGGCGCGACCGTCCCGCTGATCGAAAAGGTGCCTCGGATGACGCCGCACCCCGCGTCGTACAGCACATGCAGACAGGTCGGGGAAAACAGGTTCTTTGGCATGTCGTAGTCGAGAATGACGAGATCCGATGCGACCGTTAGGGTCGCTTGTGTTCGTCCGACATTGTCGACGGTCGAAATGCGCCCTTGAAACATCCGGACGCCGCCCACGACAGCTCCGTTCGCAGCCGTCAGGAAAACCCGGTCGCGATAGACCGGAGCGCCGTCAAACGCGCCATCACGCAGGGAGATGAGGAACGGCGAGCCGTTGATCACGTCCGTCGGGCGAGCCGCGATACCGATCTGCTGCTTGTCAACCTCCAGCCCGACCGACCCCTTGTACTTGAGCCCAGAAACGAGGGGTCCGTTCGCGCTGAACACGAATCCGTTGTAAGTGATGTCATAGTCGACATTCGTCCACGTGTACTGTGATCCAGCCGTGGTGATGAAAGTGAAGCACTCGGCGAAGGCGATCGGCGAGTCCTGCGCAGCGCGCGCGGCGTTAATCAGGCTGATGACGCCTGCGGTAGTCTGTTTCATGACCGGGACAATTTCCGAAGGCTGGCCACGAGCAAATACGTGGCGGCGGAGCAGGCCAGAAAATTGAGGGCGCCGACGGCAAGCATCAAGACGCCTTTGCTGCGAGCCGCGCGAATTGTGACACAGTAGGAGCAAACGGCGCTTGGCCAAGGATAAGGCTGCGCGTCCGGCGCATGCCGTCCCCGACAGTTCCGCGCGCAAGCTCCGATGGGCTGATCCAGATTTTCACGATGCCCTCACCGATCTGAATTTGACGCTGTCGACCCTCCACAGGTTCGACATGAACTCCTCGAAGTCTTGGTCGTCGGAATCGAACCGGCATTGGAATGCGTAGGTAAAGGTCGCCGCGATCGACGCCCCTGAGCCGGGCGCTGACGCGAACACCAGCGAGTTGGGCGTCGATAGCGACCAGCCGGATGGCTGATTGACATTGTTTAAAAACACGCTCGAGACGCTCGTCACCCAGCCGACCGGTTCGAGGAACGCGCCCATAAAGCGGGAGAAGGCGAAGGCCGTAGTCGCGCCATCGCCGGTGGCGAAGGTCTCCTTCGTCGCCGCGCTGTCGGTCGGATCGTTGTAAAGGAAGGTGCCGAATTGGCCTTGCATTTGCAGGAAGAATCCCAGGAGGGCCTGCATCGAATTCGCACCGAGTCCCGAATACGAATTCGGCGATGACGAAAGGCCGTCGAAAGCCAGCTCGAACTGCCAGATCGGGTTCTGATAGAGAGCGTCGCGAACTTCCCGCCCGGACACATGGCTCGCAACCAGCGTCGAAAACACTGGCTTTTTATGGACGCTCCAACCGAGGCCGGCGAGTGTCGGGAAGCTCGGGGGCGTCGTCACGGTCTCACCGTCGACAACCGCAGCGTCCGGAGCGCCCAAAGCATCGTCATAAACTCCTCGAAGTCCTGGACGTCTTCGGCGAAGCGGCAGAGCCAGAGAACGCCAAAGTCGGCGGTGATGACGACGCCGTCGCCCGGCGCCGATGCGAAAGTGATCGCAGGTAGATATCCGCTTGAAACCGTCCATTCGCTCGGCTGCGACACGCCGTCGAGATAGACGGCTGAGACGCCCGACGTCCCAAAGACCGGCCCGCTATAACCGCCAATTGACGCGAAGAGCGGAAAGACAGTCGTCGCGGCGTCACCGGTTCCGATCGCTTGGCCCGTAATCGTGCTCAAGCCCGGAGGCCCGACCCAGAACGGTTCATCCGCGCCGCTTGCCTGCTCGAAGAACCCTGCAATCGCCTGCAATTCGTCATCCGCGGGCGCCGAACGCAGCACCTCATAGGTCAATTCCAGGTCGAAATAGGGGTTGGCGGTGTGTTGGGCTCGCGTCTCGCGCCCAGAGACGTGAGTGGCGATCAGAGTCGAAAACTTTGGCCTCAGGTGGGTCGACCAGGCGAGCGTCGTCAAGGTCGGGAAGGTTGCGTAAGCGCCCGGCGTCGGTTGCGGGCTCGGGAGGGGCGGCGGAAGAACGGCGCGCAGGCCGTTAGTCCAGAAGCCTTGTTCCCAATTTCCGGTGTCGCCCCATGACTGATTTTCGGCTGGAAACGTCGGGAACGGCCGCGCGTCCCAATTCCAGACGCAGCAGAAATTCCAGTTGAGCATCGGCAAGCCGCCGACGCTCTCGTTGGCGCCGTCCACGTTCCAGTATTCATAGACCGCTTCGAGGGCCAGCGCTTGGATCGTATCGTCGCGTCGCGGCAGATAACCGAGTTCGTTGGCCGGGTCCCAGATCGACCAATAGGCGGTGAAGCTCTCCGTCGATTTTGGGTCGAAAAAAACGTTCGGCTGATTCGTCGACCGATCGCAGGCGGCGAAGCCATACTCCAGCATCAAGATCGATTTTGAATTGGGCACCCATTCGGTGTGCGGCCCCGTCGGAACCCATGCCCCGCCAGAAGCTGGTGTGGCGTAAACCGCCTGATGAGGGTTGTTCCAGAACCAACGCAACTGCTTGTTGGCGAGAAGCTCTTGGCCCGTAAAATACGGGTTACGAGCCTGAGCCAGCCGGTCGCCTTCTGGCAACGACACCTGCAGGTCGGTGCCATTCGGATCGAGGCCGCGGCCGCGATTGTCGCTGTTGTTATAGAACCAATTGAAATATTGGCCGCCCTCGATCCCGGCTTTGAGATAGGACGTCGAATAGATCGTCGGCGGCCCGCTGAGCCCAAGACCGCTCATAATCGACGGCGTTGGCGGCCACGTCCCGGTCGGGGCTGGCTCAATCCATTCGGAACCGTCAAGGCCGCCGCTGGCGCCGGTCGTCCAATCGGTCAGCGGGAGGTAGTTGTCAAAGGAAACGAAGTCGATGTTCGTGTTAGCGTAGAGTTGGTCAAGATGCGGCCACTGTCCGTCTTCTCCTGGATGCTGCCAGCCCATCCAGGTCGACCAGTCGGCCGAGTAGCAAATCAAGTTTTCGAGCGTCGTCGCGTTTTTCACGAAGCCCAGCTTGTCGAACGTGGTCCTTACGTCGTTGGCGAGCGTGTTGAGCGCCCCGACCATCGGATAGTCCCAGATCGCGGCGCCGGATCCGTCCGTTGCGCCAGTCTTCGTCCAGGCCGGTCCCCGCAGGACTTCCATCCCGCGCATTTCCGATCCGATCACGAACAGATTGACGCCGCCGGCGACCGTGCAGAGGTTCGCGTAGTGCAAAATCATCCGGCGATAGGTCCAATCGAACAGATAGCCGGAGTAGGCGACTGTCAGATTGATCGAATCCGGTGTGAAGTCAGCGACCGCGGCTGGCCCCATGAAGGTCGCGACGTCGTTCGTCGCCGTCTGGCTGAGGTCGCCGGACGAAGTAATCCGGCCACGCCACGGGAACCCTGGACCGGTCCCGAGCAGGAACGGGTAGAAGATAACTTTGAAGCCGCGGCTTTTGAGATCGCGGATACAGCGAACGACGCTCTGGTCGCTCGGTGTGCCGCCGTAAACGAAATTGCTCGTCCCGGGCAGCATCGCCGGCGGGATGAGTCCGTCCGACAATTCGGTCAGGCCTGAAACCATCCAGTGATCGTCGACCCAAACTCCGAACGGGTTGACGGGGCCCGCGACCCATTGCTTAAAGGCGCCGCCGATGTAATTGTTCGTCGGATAGACGTGACAGACAGATGGGTCCTCGGAATCAAAGAACCAGGCGATCACAACCGAGACCGTCGTGCATTCCGGGTGCTGCGCCTGCAACTGATCGAGAGAAACGGAATAATCTGTTTTGTTGCTCGGCGCGCCAGCGAAGAAGTTCATGATGAACGCTTGGTCTAGGCCGTACTCACCGCGCTGGAAGCCGAAATAAGGAATGGTGTCGTAGGCGAACTCGCCTGTCGACGGCAGCAAATGGACGCCGGGAAGAGTCGGGTTGCTCATCGGCCATTGAGTCGCTTGAGACCAAGCGCCGCGCCGTGGCGCACCGCCTGATCGAGCGCCTTTGCCATGCCAGGGCCATTCGAGCGCATCCAGGAGGCGACTGAGGCGCCATCGAGCGCCGAGACGTTAAAGTGCGTGGTTGGATGAATAGCCACGGACGCGCCAGGCGAAGCGCCGCCGCTCGCCGAACTCGTCAGCATCGAGCGGAAGGCTCCGGCTTCCGGCGCTGGCATGATGAGCTCATTGTGATGAATGAGGGTCAGCATGTCTCCCGGCGCCCTCCACATGCCGATGTCCGCGGACGCGACGGCGCCTGCCATGCCGGCAACCGTGGCCTGCGCCGCCGTAGCGGGGCCCGCGGCGAACGGACCCATGAGCGGCGCCAGAAACCCGAACACCCCAGCGAATGTTTCCGCCGCCGAGGAGAGGATCGATTGAACCATGGCCGCGCCCTGCGCGCCCAACGAGGCCGCGGCGCCCGCCTGTTCCGCGCCCGTACGCGCGGCGACGCCCGACGTGGTCGCGGCTGTCTTCATCGCCTCCGCCAAGGCGTAGTGCTCTACGGTCGTTTCGCACCACTCAATAAACTTGACCAGCAAGTCCCGAAGCACGTTAGCAAACGCCGTGCGCCAAGTGGTCGTCCCGGTAATGAGTCCGCGCAGTTGGGAATTGACCGCCTGCGTAATAGAATTGCCGAACGCCTGATAGTCGCGCTCCTGGTCTTGCAGGGCCGAGCGGGTCAACGCCGCCATCTGATCGTCACGGCGCCGGGTCGCTTCGATGGCCAGGTCGTCGACGCGCTGTTTCGCGGCAAGCGATTGGTCGCCGAGAGCCTCATCTCTTTGCAGCGCGGCTAGCTCGCCAGCGTATTCTGCGTCCAGAGCCTGCTGCGAAAACGCTAATTTTTGCTGCTGGGTGATTTGGAAAAATCGCGCCTCCTCGGAATAAAGGGCGAGCTTCTGCTTCGTAGCGTCTGTCAGGATTCTCAATTCTTCCGAGGTTGCGAGTTGTGCGGCCCTTGCCGCGTCGGCATAGGCCGCATCATCCCCCTCCCGCAGCGCCGCTGCGGCGCGCGCGCTGTCGGTGGCGAACGACTCCTGAAGCGATTGGGTCGCTGAGAGCGCGTCGCGATAGGGCGTCAGATGATCGGCGCTGAAAGCTTGGGATGCAGCGGTCCCAAACGAGACCAACTGCCGGTTGATTTCGCCGAATGGCGCGGCAAAGGTCTGCAATGCATCCTTTGCCTCGCTGACTTGGGAGACAAAATCGCCGGTCGATGCGCTGAAGCTGACGGAGACGTTTGCGTCGGCCATCGCTGATCCTTGACCTTGGCGGATTCGTCAGAGGGCCCCGTTCGGGAAGGCCGCCTTGAGTTCCGCAATCGTCGGTTGGCGCGGCGACGCATCGTCGCTCGGCTCACGATACTTGAGCGCGGCGGCGACGAGCCAGTGAACGGGCGGGTTGCGCCGCCATTCGGCCCGCAGCGCGAGAAAGCGCGGCATCGTCAGCTGGTCGAGAGCTTCGTCCCAGCGCCAGCCGGTATTGGAGACGACCTGAGCGATCAGGGCGTCGAAATCGACTTTCCCACGTTTGGCGACGCCTCCGGCGTCGCGAGCGCAGGCGAAGCCTGATCCTCAACTTTGCCCGGGCGAAGCCCAGCCGCCCTGGCGACTGACGGAAAAGCCTGGATCAGTTCGCCGACCGAGAACGGAAGGTCGAGAAAGTTCGCCAAGGAAAGCTCAGGCTCGATGAAAGAGATCGCTCGCCAGGTCGCTTCGGCGAGGCGATCAAGTTGGGCTTCGCTCAGACGCGCGACGGAGTCGGCCGACATCGACGCGCCGCCCGCTCCGAGATAGGCGTCGAAAAGAGCAGGCTGGATCGCCTTGATCGCGCGGAAAGGCAGATGCGGAATCGACCAGGTCTTTCCGCCAAGCGAGATGACGAACGCCTCCTCGCTCATGCGGCGTCTCCGAAGTTGAAGGTCATGACCTGACCGGCGGCGTTGGCGAACGCCTGGAACTCGAAGTCCGGCTTGGCGAAGTCCTCGATATTGGTGTCGAAGGAGAACTTGCTGGCGACGCACTGATTGAGCGTCACTGAGAATTGGGCGTTCGTGGTCGGGTCGGTCGCGAACAAGAGCGCCGAGAAGGTCGACGTCGGTCCGACCAGCGGGTTTCCAATTATGAGAGACTCTCCCTGCGCCGAACTCGTGTAGGTGTAGGAAATCAGAACCCCGGCAGCGGAATCTGCGCCGGCGAACGTATAGACGCCCGCCGCGCTGACCGAATATTGTCCCGCGACTGGCGACGAGGCGACGGCGATCAGTGGAAGTCCGGTCGAAGCGTAGGTGACGCCCTGGTCGGCGACGAAGTGCGTCGAGTTTGCGACCGTGATCGTGTAGGGGGCCGACGCCGGGACGGGGTGCAACTCAGCGAACTGAGAGAGCGTCGAACCAGGGGTCGGAACCTGATTGTAGAACAGGCGCCCCAGCGCTTGACCGCTGAAGCGTGCGAGCGACGCCTTGCACGTGACTTTGCGCGTGCCGGATCCGACGGCGACCGGGAACGCATATTGGCCGTAGAGCTCCTTGACGCTGACCGAGGTGTCGACGCTGACCTTCTGGACGAGCCCGAAGTTGATCGGGGTTGGATTGGCGACGTTCAGTTGCGTGCCGATCAGCACGCCCGAGCCGAATACGAACATGAGGATGAGCTCCATGGACAGAGATTTATGAGGGTCGCGTCGCTGCCGACACAAAGGCGCAATGCGTTCCCGTAAGATTGTTCAGAGAGGCGAGGAACAGTACGGCTTCACGGCCCGATCAGTCGCACCGCGACCACCGCGAGGCCGTCGCCGTCGAGATCGCCGGTGTCTCGCACCGGCACGGCCGTGATCTTGCAATCGTACACAGCGCCGCCGAGCGTCTGGCGACCGAGGCCGACGTTGGAGCTCGCAGGCGCAAGCGCCGCGTCGATCGCGTCGAGAGCGTTGTTGATCGCGGTCGCGCCTGGCGTCGTCGGGTCGCGGGCGTCAAAATAAAGAAAGAGCTTTGCCTCCAGCGTCCGCCGCGGCGTCGCCGGCGAGCCCCATTCATAGGATTCCGGGCCCGATTCCAGCTGGAAGAACGCCGGGCGCAGCACGGCTGGAACTTCGCTCCATAGCTTGATCCTCCGAGACGCGAGCCCCCACGGGTAGGCCGAGGAAACGGCGGCAAACAGTGCGGAGAAGGCCGCTTCGCGGGTCATGCGCCCTCCCATGCCTCGGTCGCGGCGTCGGCGAGCGACGCGAGGATCTCGTCTTTCATGTCGTCGAGCGCCGAACGCAAATAGGATCGCTCGGGAATCAGCGAACCTGGATGCTCGACTCTTCGGGCAAAATGCTGCGCATCGCCGATAACAAAGGCGAGCACGTCGCCCTTCGCGGGCAGGATCTCATGCGCGCTCGTTTTGCCGCCATATTCCTGGATCGCCGCATATTTAACGTCGCCTTCGGAGCCAATCGAGGCCATAACGCCGTCTGCGCCGGCAGAGACGCTGGCGACGATCGAATCGCTGAGCGCGCCGGAGCGCGAATTCAATACGCCGCCAGCAAGCTTGTCGTTCTTGACCAGGTCGGCGAGCGCCCCGGCGAGTTCGGCGGCCTTGTCGCCGAGGGCCGCTTGCAAGGCGGCAGGATAGCCTTCGAGCCTGGCCTTTGTTTCCTCGAGGCCCTCGAGTTCGAGCGCGAACATCAGAGGGTGACCCGCTTATAGGGTTGCAGCATCGCCTGGACCGGCGCCGACATCGCGCTCATGTCGTAGGCGATCGTTTCCTGGCCGCCGATCGACTTCGATTTGAGCCCGATGCGCTCGGCCGAACGAAAACGATCCGCCGCCAGTTCCAGGGTCGCCTGCGCGATATCTTGCGGCACGTAGCCGTAGGAGATGGAGACAGATTGGCCGGCGTCGGCTGCAGAGAAGGCATAAGTCCCTGCGCTGACCGCGTATTGACCGGTGACGGGCGACGCTGGAACCGGCGTCAGCGGCGCGCCAGTCGCAGCGTAGATCACGCCGAGGTCCGATCCCCAAGGTCCGAACGGCGAAAAAGCCGAGAGCTGGAAGGGAGCGGCGGCAGGAACTGCCTGCGTCTCGTTCTGGACCGCATATCCGGCGTTGTACGACACGACGAGACTCTGCCGTCCCGGACGATATTGATGGCCGAACAAATCGAGCGCCTGCGGGCGACCCGGCGGAACGTCGTCGCCCGGCTCGAGGGCGTAGCCGACTGAAGCTTCCAGATCGGCGTTCTCGTCAGGCGGAACGGCGATTCCATGCCATGTCGCCGAGGTCACCTGCAGCACAGGCCAGTGCCTTAAGGTGACGCGACTGGTCTCGAGATTGATCGTCTCCGTGAAGGACCGGGGCAGCAGACTGGGGCGGCTCAGCGCCGCGTAGACCGAACGGCTCGCCGCGGTGACAAGGGCGCTGAGCGTAGCGTCGCTCGGGCCGGGCGCGGAGGGCAATCCGAGCCAGGCCTTCAGGGCCGCGAGATTGGTCAGATCGAATGGCGACATGCGACGCTCGCAAAGACGGGCTAATGCGGAAATGGCCGCGGGTGGCCGCGTCCCTCGCGGTGACCCGCCACGCGCAGCTGAGCGTCAGCCGTTGCCGATGTTGGTGATGATGCCGATGCCGAACGAGGCGTAAACGGCCAGGACCTCTTCGGTGTAGACGCCAAACTCGCGGCGACGGGTGCGGACCGGCCAATCGACGCGATAATAATCGCGACGCGTCAGAACCTCGGCGACGTTAGGAGTCTCGTTCGATTGATACCACGCCGGCAGTCGCTCGCAGTACGCCAGGATCGTGCCGGGCGGCAGGTCTGGATGAACGGTCAGCGGAATCTCGACGCCGGTGAACGGATTGTAGTACCAGCGCACGACGCCGGAGGCGGTGAACTCGTAAGGCGCCGACTGAGAGGCGTCGACATTGTACCGAACGAGCGGCCCAGAGCTGTTGGTCAGGCACTTCGCCGTGATGTTCTTCTGCTCCTGCGCGTTGACGTAGATCACCGTCGGCGACAGCCGATAGAGGTTCCACATCTGCAGCAACATATTGTCGATCTCCAGGATCGAGCCCCGGCCCGAGGCTGTGAGGGCCGTTCCAGTCCCTGCGACACCTGACGGCAACGCCTGCACATACGAGCTGGTGGCGGGGTTGAAGCCGTCCGTGAGCAATCCGTCGAACGCCACCCCCTGGTTGCGAGAACTGTCAGCGGTGACGACGGTGGCCGCTTGCTGGCCGGTCGTAAGCGGCGCGTTGAAGGCGGCGCTGTTGATCGTGGTGATCGCCTGCAGCGTCTCCGAGCCGGCGGCGCCCACATACCACGCATAGGCGACGGCGCCATTGACGATTGGGGCGGTTGCAAACAGCGTCTGGCCAGCTGCAACGGCCTGGGTAGCGTTCGTGCTCCGCGGCGAAGAGCCGCCATTCAACGTATAGGTGTTGCCGTCGTTGCCGGTGATGGTCATGGTTGTCGCGACGCCGCCGGCAAGCGTGGAATTGCGGTAACCCTCAAAGGTCAGCGCGACGACGATGACCGAATAGGTCGCAGCCGGCAGCGTTCCGCCCGCGCCCGAGGCGCTGAGCGTCGGCGTGCCGGGCTTGCCGAGCTGAAGCGACGTGTTGCCGCCAAGCAGCGCCGTCTCTTCCTTGCGCATCGTCTTCTGCAGGATGCGAAGGGTGGCGGTGGCGTTGATGTCTTCGAACCCCTGAGCGGCGGCCTCCGCTTCGAAGGTGACCGTGTCTTCCTCGCCGAGCGTTACGTAAGGGAGCGTGATGGAGGCGGCGGAATAAGACATGCTCGCCGAACGTTGGCCCTCCGGAACCCAGCCCATCGCATCGAAGCCCGAACCGGTCGTGGCGAAGATCGAACGCCAATGCGCTGCATCGCCGGGATTGAGCCGCGCGACGCGAGGCAGCGAATTTCTGAGCGGCGTGATCGTCGGATAGAGGTTCTTCGCCGGCGCCTGCAGATCATAAGCCGTAAGGCCGGTCTGGATCGTGACGTTCTTGGCGAGCGATTCCTTCATCAGACCCAGCGTTTCCTGGGTCGTCAGCGCAATATTCATGAGATCAGTCCTTTGGCGCGGATGGGAGTTAACGAGGGATAGGCGCGTGAGTTGATTGGCTGAGCGTGATTTGCGCCTGGCCGGAAGGGCGTATGCGGAAGGCCTGGATCCTCAGCCTTCGAGCGCGGGCTCGATCCGTGCTGCATCACCGCTTAAGCGAGGGGCGGCAAAGGACGTCTGCGCCGGCGTAGGCAGCGCGTCCGGCAGTTACTCGCCGAAGCTCGGCGTGTGGAGATGGACCTCGCCGAACTTCACCTGGAGTTTTCGCTCAGGGCTCGCTCGGTCTGGGGCGAGCGCGACGGCCTTCTTGAAATAGGGCAGAAGGGCATTCTCAAGCGCCAGAATATCGACGCCTGCAGCGATGACGTTGGTCGGCGCGCCCGCGGCGCAGACTGTTTGCGCCTGTGCGTAGGCGTTCTTGGCGTCGGCGTTCATGGTCGCCGACACGGGGCCGAGCGCCGGGAGCGCTGCGCACACGTTATTGTAGGCGGCGGTGATGTCAGCCGTTGCGACTGGCGTGAGCTGCCCGGTGGAAGTGCATCCGGCGAGCGCGCCGCAGACGGCGGCAAGGGAGAAGATGGACTTGAAGGAAGTCATTGGAGTCTCCTCGAGAGCGGCTGAAGGTTAGGGCGCGCGCCGTCAAAGATGCGCGGCTGCGCAGGCTGCAAAGATCCGCGGCGGCCGAGGCATCGAGCTGGGTACCGATCGCCGCCGTGAGCAAGGCGATGGTCCGCTGAGCCTCGACCGCCGCCTCGCCTGACGCCGCGGCGTCGGCGATTCCGTCGGCGGCGACCGGGAGGGAAGTCGCTGCACGACGGGGTTTCGAAGCGGACGATAGACCGCTGGCTCCAGCCAGCCTGGCTGTTCAGAAGGGCGGCGGCGCGGGATTGGCGAGGCTGAGCTTGGTCAGTGCGAGCGCCCGCTCGTGAGCCGGCAAGGAGGCCAGGCGCCTAACGGCGTCGTCGGCGCTGACCACGGTCTCGTCCGCCCCGTCGGCCATCTTGGTGACAGAGCGCAAAGCCGCCTTAGCCGGCAGCGGCTGGGCTTCGAGCGCAGCGACGCGCTTGTTCATGTCCAGGAGCGTCGGCCGCAGTTCGTCGAGCGCCTTGCGCAGCCGGGCGTTTTCGGCCGTCGCGCGGTCGAGCTTCAATGCGGCGTAGGTGAGCGCCTTGGCAAGCGCGTCGGGGGCGTGCGCCCCGCCAACAGCGCCCGAGAGACCGGCCGCCTTACCGGCGCTTTCCTTCCAGTCGTCGGGCAGCGCGCTCTCGGCGCCAATGGCCTTGGCGCGCGCAACGATATGCGCCTTGACGTCCGCCTTCTTGCCGGTTCGGAAGTAGTCCCTCACGGCGTTCTCGACGTCTTTGGCGGACCGGATCGGATAGGAGCCGTCGGGCATGGCGACGCCCTCTTCGGCGTCTTTCTCGCGCTGGCCGGCCAAGAACTCGCCCTTGTCGGCGTCGCAATCATCGTCGCTCGCGTCTGGATCCCGATCGATGTCCGTGTCGCTCGCTTCGTCGCGAGCGGCGAAACCGCGCCTTTCGATCATGCCGCCCTTGACCACGTCGAATGTCGCGTCGGGCACGCAAGGCAGATCGACGAGCGAGATTTCGTGCGGCTCGGCGGTGTAGCGGGTGAGTCCGGAATCGGGATCCGCCCACCGCTTCACATAGCGCCCGCCCTGGCTGAAGCCGGTGTAGACGCCCTCCTGAACCTTTCGCCATTCGTCGTCGTCGACGATTTTGGCGCAGACCGTGATCCGCTTTGCATCGTCGTCGAAGCCGATGTCGGTCAGCTTGCCGGCGGCGACGGGACCATGCATGGCGCGCACCGCGCCGAGCGACTTGCCGCCGCTGGCGGCCTCGGCCTCGGAGGACCACTTCTCGAAATAGGGCTTGCTCGAGGAATAGTCGAAAATCTCGCCCGAGCGGTCGGGCGTCTCCGCCGTGGCGACGCCGGTGACCAGGCGCCGGTCGAGGTCGACCTTGGCGAGCGGCAGGAACAGGTCGAGAGCGGACATTGAGGCTCCGGATTGAAGCAACGAACGGCGCCCGCCGGAGCGGGTGCATAAGGAAAGGCGTTGTCTGGAGAGGCGGGAAGGGCCGGGGCGCCATCGCCTCCGTCACTTCTCCCACTGTAGCTAAATATGCCATGACCGGCGTAAGCGGTCAAGCAAATGTTCTCTTTTTGTTCTAGCGCCCGGAATTGCTGGGGTCGGCGGGGATCGCCACGCCGAAGTTGGCGCGTAGCGCGCGCCGTGACGCCCGGGTGAAATGAAAATTTTGAGCGTCTGCGCCTGTTCGAGGGGATCAATGAACGACCTCGCCGACCCGTCCGTCGTCGCAAACTTGCGCCCGCGCGTCGTGTCGCGGATCGAACTTTCTCAGGCCTTTCAGGCTTTGCCATCGGCGATGGGCGCCGCCCCGCCTGCCGGCGCAAGGCCTAAGTCCGCGCGCGCCTCCTCGCGCGTCTTGATGCCCGCGCCGACCAGGATCTGCAGGGTCTGGGCCTGTTCGAGCGGGTCGAGCGCGTCGTCGCCGACCCATACGAACTCGAGCCCCGGCTCGGCCATGCACACGTGGATCACATGATCGAGCGCGTTCTTCACCCAGGCCTTGAGGGGCACGAGCCCCTCCTGCGTCGCCTGCTGGCGCATGGTCTCGCCGGTCGCCCGGTTGACCTGGCTGACGAATGGCGAGACGGGCACCGAGAAGGCGTAGCAGATGATGCGCGCCAGCCACTCGTCGTACTGATCCTTGAGCGGCGGCTGGCGGGCCTCGATCAGCTTGAAGTCGGCCGGCATGAACTTGGTCTGGCGCCGGCGCGCCAGATTGCCGCTCATCAGCGCGTCGAAATAGTCCTGGAACGAGCGGATCTGGTCGGCCGTCCATTCCCTGGGCAGTGTGGCGAAGGCGTCCGGCGTCGAGCCGGCGCTGTAATAGTCGAGGGTCGCGGCGTCGCGCCTGAGCGCGATATTGATTGTGAGCGCGATCTGCTCGACCGGGCTCATGCCGTAGAGCCGGTGGGCGCGGAGGTTGCGCGGAATGTAGATGAGCTCCTCGGCGGAGAAGTCGGCGGCGGGGATCCCTTTGAGGATCTGCTGATAGGCCGGGTCGGGGGGCTCGGGGGCGCGTCCATCCTCGCCGATGAGCGGCTTGATCGTCGCCCCGTCGATAACGTCGAGGGAAAAGAGCGAGCCGCCGCGGTTGTAGCGTGGATAGATCGTCGCCGCGTCGATGACCAGCATGTCCTCGAGCAGCATGCGCAGCCAGTCGGCGAACGAATGCCGGCGGTCGGGTCGGGCGAGGAAGCCTGTGACCTGGTCGATCGCCTGCGAGCTTGCCGGCGAATCGTTGCGGTTGCGCGCGCGCACCGCATAGCTTTGCGCGGCGATCTGGTCCTTGCGGGTCTCGATGACGGAGCGGAGCAGCGGCAATGCGTCGGCGAGCCCGCGCAATTCGCCGAACGAAACCCCATCGTCCGAGCGCGGGATATAGTTGAGGTTGGCGCCGAACGGATAGTCCCATTGCCGCCCCTTGACCTCGGGCGGGGCCATGGGAGCCAGCGGCTGCAGCGGCCCGAACCAGGTGTCCGGGGAGACCCCGGTGATCAGATAGCGCGCAGCATCGGCGAGGCGGGCGAAAACGCTCGGGGGCAGGGCGCGTCTGACGGGTTCCGACAT